TTCCAAGCGTTGTGCCTGACCCGGCATTAGCTCCGGGTCGAGTAGGCGTTAACTTAGAAACGTATTTAAGACCAACTTTAATATCAGTTACTGTGTAGTTCAGAGTTATAGCACCGCTAGAAACTACAAGGTCAGGGTGTACAGCACCATCGGCTGTAATCTGGACTGTCTTACCTTCTAAGTGTGCAAGGCCACTTACTGCGCTTGTAGCACTCCCTGAGTAGCTAATCATTGAGTCTAAAAAAATGTCTGGGGTATATAGCTCGACATATTGCTTGACAACATTACCAATAGTCCTTTTGACAACAAACCAAAATTGATCTGGCCCATCTTCTGAGATGACTGCTAAAGATTTGTATTCACCATCAGTAATGTGTCGATGCCATCCGATTACCTCTTGAGTCGGCTCATACGTCAACATCAACAATGCGCCATCAGCGCGTAGGCCAAGAAGTAATGAGTCGGGCACATGGGAATAGCTAAGGGTAGTTAGTCCACCTGTGGTGATGTGTTCAGCCAAGAAGGTAATGTCGTCCGATTGGAATGAGTCAGACTCCCACTTATAGGCTACGTTTCTTACTTGAGTACCGCTTCGTTGAATAAAAAATACATCGGAACCCACATACGCTGGGTGACCTATTTTAGACCCGTAAGAAGTTTGCCTGCGAACATCAACATTAGTCGGGGTAATGGCAGATTCATTGCCACCAGTAATCCGAAACTCACCGCCTGATGTGCCAACAATTAACACACGTTGAGCAGCCATCCACTTAATGTTATTTACACGATCTGATGCAATGGCGTAGCTTAGGCCATCGGATGCTTTAGCACCTAAATCAAAATCCTCATAGATGCCTGTCTTACTGGCCCATAGCGTTTGTGGCTTGTGTGATGTGCCGCCATACCAAAGCCTCTGTTCATAGAATACGACTGCTGAAGGAAAGCCTCTTAGCGTTGAGAACGCGCCCTCCTGCCACAAGTTTGTAGCATTGGTATCTGTGGGCATATAGCTCAAATCTTTGACTGTGACGTTAGCCACTGTCGCTGATGCTACGCTATTGACGCGAACCCATACGACTTCGCCTGCTGCGTTTCCGGGGTTAGTGTCTACTTGCCAATCAGTGCCAACGTGAGAAGCGTCAAACAAAGAAGCAGAGGCAGTGAGATTTTGAGTCGCAGCAGAGGTGCTGGCAAACGTGAGAGTAAGTGACTCGTCTTGGTTAACAGGTAGGAATGGGCCTTTTTTAAATACTTCGTCAGCAAGTGTCCAAGTGGCATGTGCTAACCTCGTTAGTTTTCTTGGTTTGTGACTAGGGTGAACGATCCACATTACGTCTGCGTTTTGGGCAAACTGTAGTTCATTGACCTGAGAATGAGTGTAGGTGGTAGTGATCTCATAGGCCGATCCACTAGCTTGGACTTGCCCACCATTTGTATAGAAACGGATGTAGTTATTACCGAACTCTAAGACATAGGTCTGGTCTACACTAAACTCAAAAGGGATTAAACGAGTTGTATGCGCTGAGTTTTTTACTTCGTTAATAAAGCGAGTGCCACCACGCCTTTTAGCTCCCCCATGTGGAAGGGCCATAAAGTTTTCCATGACCTCACAACCGCTAGAATATTTTGGCGAGTCAGTGCGCCCCATCAATCTTGGTGATAACTCACCTGATGCAAAACTATTGATGATTGGGGATAGTCTCATGCGCGAGCCACCTCAAAAACGACTGAGTTAATATCCTCTGAGCCGACTTCTGCCCCATCGTAAATTGACGCATTAATTAAGGCGGTAGAAGACATAGCCCACATATCATTGGATAAGGTTCTGTTTTGAGTAAGGGCGTATGCAACCTCTGCCGATATACGGCTGGCTAATGCAAAAACAAGGGCTGGATCAAATTGCCCCGGATCTGTAATTCTTGCGACAAATTTAATAGTCGCTGTGTCTGTATTGCAAACAAGTGTCCGTCCTTCTACTCGATATTGTGAGTCTTCTTTTAACTCAAGAACAGACAGGCAATGTGGATCGTTTGGCAGGCTGTAAGCTTTGTCATAGCCCCACACTGGTTTAGTTGATAGTTGGGCTAAGGTTGCCCGTTGAATAGCACATGACCAAGGATGAGAACGTAGCACCGCATCACGCGCATCAGCATAAACCGCATTACATACGTTAGATTCAGTTGAGCCATCTTGCAAAGATGTGATGGTGTTCGCACCTAGCATCGCCAAAGCTCGGTTACATATTGATACTTCTGAGGCCATGACAACTCCTGATTAAAAAAAAGGGGCGTGTTTCAGCCCCTTGGTTGATTGCAGAGAGCTTAGGACTCGGTGCAAAGTACCTCAACAACACATTCGTCTTGGACGCGAGTTGCGCCTGCTACGAATGATAGATACACCTGATGGGCGTAAGACTTATCGGGACGTAAATCAATCTTAGTTGAAACGTCTTTACCAATGGCTAAGCCCATTGCAGATTTGCTAAATGCAAAACATTTGCGCTGAGTAGAGTTAAGGTTTAGACGCTCAGAGCGTAGGAACTTAAAACCCATAAACGTGTCAATGTCACCTTGTACTAAGGCTTTAACACTGTTGTAGTCACTTGAGCTAATCTGAGTTGTAGCTAAAAGGTTAGACACTTGCTGTGAACCCAACACAAAGAAGCGTTCTTCGTCTGGATCAAGATCGTTGCCGTCCATGATTTCCTTAGCAGAGATCAATTTAGCTACAGTAAGACCAGCAGAGCCGTGAGCGATCTTCTGACCAGCAGGCAAAGCTACGTTTGTGCCAGCACCATCGACTGCGTTACCTGTGGCGGCTGCAATGATTAGGTCGTCTATAGCACGAGCCATACTGTTAGCACCTGATTTTGCATAATGCGACTCAGGAGTTACCAACATACGAACCTTGTCCTCGTCATCGATGAGGTCGGCCCAGTGATAATCCGTCATTGAGACAACACGACGAGAGTGTGGTACTTCAAGAACTGGAGTGGTTGTGTGGCGTGAGGATTTGACAATAGCGGCTACTGTGCCGATGCGGTCAAAATTATGCTTCTCGCCCGTTACTGACTGCTCATTAATAGCAGATCGTAAGCGTGAACCCTTCTGTTGTGCTAAGTGAATTAAGTTATCTTGGAACTGCTGAACAAATGCTTTTGAAATTGTATTAGCCATGATTCATTCTCCGAAATTGGCAATTGAAATTGGCGTTTTGAGCTACCCCTAACGGGACTCTTAACTGGCAATAACGCTTGCTTTGACGAGATATGAGAAACGGCCCATCTAACCCACAGGACTATGTTTAGCTACCCTGTTGGATTAGATGATCGTGTATTTTCGCGCGGTTATTAGAAATTAAACCTCTTCTGGATATGCTTGTGTGTAGAGCCTTTCCATCTTCTCTACTTCAGCCCTATGCTGCGGATGATTATTTATATTGTAAGGGTGGTCGGTGTTGCGCCTGACTTCACTTATTCGATCCATTGCCTCTGTAGGCGATAAAGTAAATCGTGATCCAGACTCCATGCCAGCCGACTGCTCTTCAGTAAGAGTTGCCCCAATTCCAGCCATTAAACGAATCATGCCAGCGTTGTTAGCTAAACCACTGTCGAGCAGGAACTGCTGTGTTTCTGCATCGGCATACGCCATTACTGCATTTTTAGCCTGAGACAGCTTTGCATCATAAGCGTGACCCCATTCTTTTTTAAGTAAATCGTTAGCCGCCTGCATTTCTGCGTCACTATTTTCAGCGTCTTGATTGTTTTGTCCTTGGGTATTCTCTTGCCATGCTTTTACTTGTGCAGTCGATAGCCCGTTGTCATGCGCCCATTCTAAAAAGTCAGGATCTGCCCCCTCAACTTGATAGCCATCTTTAGTGTCTGGACGGCCTAGTCGAGCATACATCGCATTACGGGCTTCAGATTCATCGTTAGGTAGGTTTAACAGCGTAGGAACCTTATCGGTAAGCTTCTGGTTAAAAGCCGCCCAATCGTCTGTGCTTGCCTCTTCACTCGGTATGCGAATAGAACCGCCTGCGTATTGCTGCGCGTCCAGATATGATTTAGCTAACGTGTTTAGGTCTGGGATTTGAGATAAAGATTCATTACCTCGGTATTCTTCCGATAGCCCTGAGCGCCATGATTCGGTCGCCTCTACTACTGATTCAGTTGCTGCTACTTCACTCATTTTCTTTCTCCACAATGTTCGCAATTTCTAAATAGATACTCCGCTGACCCTCACGATAAGCCGCTTCGTAGGGGCATTTAGTAAACGAGATTCGATCACCATATGCCGACTTCATGTTGGCAAGCATTCGCTCACCTGTTTTACTGTTAAATAATTCTTTTACATCTTTACTAAACTGATCCATTTACAGTCTGCTCCAAGTCAGCTACCTGTTGAGCACCAGCGATTTCTTGCTGGCCCTGATCCATTGCAGCCTGTTGTTGCTGCTGCTGCTGGCGTGATTGACGCATTTCAGCTACTTGCTCATCGCCTCGTAAAATATCAGCAGGCGCACCTAAGCGATCTGTTATAGTCCGGCCTGCTTTATCAACATCAACAATATCTAAAACTTCCGGGTTTACTTGTGCAAGTTGCATAATCCCATCAATAGCCCTTTGGATTCCCGTTACCTCTTCCATTTTTTGAGATCGAGCCAACGGGCCAACGTATTCAATATCAAGGTCACCTCCCACCTCTTTCAATATGTCGGGCATTGGGGGTAAAACATTTCCTCTAAGCATTGAATAAAAAGCTCGTTCAACAATAGGGTTTAAGAACTCAGACTGTAAGCGTCCAAGAGTCGGGCCTAGCAAACGCTGCATTAGTTCATAACGTACTTGAACCTCTGTTGCTGTCATTTGAGGGCCGTCATTTAACTCAAGCTGGTCACTAAAGAATATGCGCCTGACAGAAGCGCGAACATCCCCAAGCATCAGCGTATCTGCATTCCAATTAGTAGCATTAACTATCGGCTCAAGATTATTCATATCACGCACATACGTTACTGTAGATGGACGCATATCTATTTTGCCTAGTATTCCGTTTTGCATCGCTTTTAGTGGAGGGTCAATAGATTTTTCCCACGCTTTCATTGCAAGTTTTCTGGCTTCGTTTAACGTCTTAACGTCAGGTCGAGCTATGCAACCGGGGCCAAATCCATAAACATCACCTGTTGTTTTAGACCATCTAGGGGCCATGAATGGCAACTCATAGTAACCAGATTCCTTGCAGATCTTTTTATCGATCACGCTGATAAAGTAACAAGCCCAAGGACGCATATTAGGAGGCGCAACTAATGCTGGTTCAGATTCAAGCTCACGGGGGAAAACTGCCTGTATGTATTCAAATTGCTTATCAGGGTCAGTCTCTAAAGCTTTCATAGCCTTATCGCCACAATCCTTACCAAACTTCTGATAAGCCTGCCTCGCTGTAAGTTTGATCTTGCGGAAAACTGTATCAATGCGACCATCTTCACTCTCAGCAACAACAACCTCTGCTAAGTGACACGCCCTAAAATTAAATCCATCAAAGTCAGCACCTGTGGTTTTTACGTCAAACTGCAATACTGCTGTGCCAAACCCGACCATATCTTGATACGCTTCAGCAACCTCAGTTGAGAAGTTAGATTTACCAAACTCTTGAAAAATTGATTTACTGCACTGTTCTAACCAATCTTTAGATTCTTTGTTCTCATTCAGTTGATCTTCCCTAAACCGCAACCCGAACCACTTAGTCGATGGGCTAGTGAGTGAGCCATGAAGGGAAGCTGCCAATATCTGTAGTGCGTGTATAGCAGTTGAGTCATAGACCTGTGCTGCCCGTTTTGAGCCTGATGCTGATTTTGTTACAAAGTCAGTTTTACCCGGCAACATATAAATTGCCAACTCTTCCCAAAGTTGATCCCAGTTAACCCGGTCACCTTTAAGTCGGTCATATCTTTTTAGCAACGCCTCTGGCGTTATATTCTTTTGAATAATTGGGCCAGCTTCTTTTTCATACATTATGAAATACTCATTAAGTTAGTGCGTTTTGTGTTAGCTTCACCAAGTAGGCCAGCGAATCTAGTATTTGTTCGATTCATTCTCATCAGCATTAGTCTGCGCTTGTGTAAAGCTTTTAATCTGGCAGGGTCAGTCTCAGTCTTAATTTGATTATCAATGTCTGATATTTCTTTAATTGGATCAGATGAGGCTTCAACTCGGTCATTAATACCTTTGGCTAAACCATCGGGCCTAGTGATATTTGCATCTTTACCCAGTGGATCTCTTCCTGTTTTTGTAGCGACTTCTACGCCATTAACAAAAGTCGTTGATGTTTTATCGCCAAGGTTTACGCCAAACAAGCTAGGGTCATTAGAGCGAGTTACTACAGATGGGCCGCCCTTATAATCATAAGTAGTGTCTTGTCGCTCACCAAACAATCCGTATGTGTCTCCAGCAGTTTTAGTAACATCGCCAACAAGAATGCCAGATTTAATTAAAGCGGCTTTCTTTTCTGGAGTCATTTTAGAATCATCAGTAACAGCCATAGATCCAGTTAAGCGACTTAGATCGTCACTTGCTTGACGCTTCATGTCCTGAGTAATAACTCGGTCACCGCTATAGGCTTTCTTCATTCCAATAGCATCTTGCTCAGACTTTAATTCAGCTTGAGTTGCGCCCCCAGCTAACCTTGCTGCAAAATAAGCTTGGTTATAGGAAACTTCGTCATTGCGATATTTGTCATTCTTGATGGCTGACAAGAGTACGCTTGGTATGATTGAGTCCTCACTGGCTTTAGCTACACTTTGATAAGTATCGTTGTCAAACGCACCATAGTTACGAGCAGGCAAATTGGTAGGCTCAACGCTCAATAAAGGCTTGGCCTGATTAAGTGGTGATGATGCTGCGCTCATGGCTCCATTGCCTTGGCTATAACTGGGAACAGAACCATTACCCACTGACTTAGCTTGTGTACTAGCTGGGCTTACTTTTAATGGATTAGTAGAACTTAAACTAGCCATCATATTAGTGCCAGTGGCCCCTAAAATAGAATTATTAACCCCATATCCAGTAGTTTCTGTTCCCATTGTTGTTTTAATTTTAGGTGTGGCTTTAGCGGCAAAAGCAGTGTCAATCTGAGCATTTTCCGCAGCCGATATAGGCATAGGGGAGTTAGCTATTTTAGCTGATGGTGCAGCAGAGGTT